ATAAAAACTATAATTTTAATTCATTTGAAGAAATTATAAATTATGATAAAGTTGTTTATTTAGATTGTAGAAACAATCAGTTAAGTGTATTACCAGAACTTCCTAATTCACTTAAAGAACTTCGTTGTTGGCATAACCGATTAAGTGTATTACCAAATCTTCCTAATTCATTTCAAAAACTTTGGTGTAATAATAATGAATTAAGTGTATTACCTGAACTTCCTAATTCACTTAATCATCTTGATTGTTCTAATAATCAATTAAGTGTATTACCTGAACTTCCTAATTCACTTGAAAAACTTTGGTGTTATGGTAATCAATTAAGTATATTACCAGAACTTCCTAATTCACTTCAAATTCTTTATTGTCATAATAATCAATTAAATGTATTACCTGAACTTCCTAATTCACTTCAAATACTTTTGTGTGATAATAATAAATTTATTAAAAAAATAAATCATAAATATTTAATTAAAATGATTTATTTATGAATTTTTTTCTAGAATGACTTGTAAAATAAAAATTGATTTGAATTTTTATTTATACTATTTTTTAAAAAACTAATTATAAGTATTTCTAGAATGACAATCACAATTAAATATCTATATTATGATAAAACATTTCAATTTAATTCATTTGAACAAATTTTAAATTATGATGAAGTTGTTCATATTAATTGTTATGGTAGTCAATTAAGCATATTACCTAAACTTCCTAATTCACTTCGAATGCTTTCTTGTTATTATAATCAATTAAGTGTATTACCTGAACTTCCTAATTCACTTCAATATTTATGGTGTTTTAATAATAAAATAAGTGTATTACCTGAACTTCCTAATTCACTTCAATATATTGATTGTAGGAATAATAAATTTATCAAAAAAATAAAACATAAATATTTAACTAAAATGATTTATTTATGAATTTGTGTCTTGAATGACTTGTAAAATACTATTTTTTAAAAAAACCTAATAATAAGTATTTCTAGAATGTCAATCATAATTAAATATCAAAATGATGATGAAGTTGATCATATTAATTGTTATAATAATCAATTAAATGTATTATATGAACTTTCTAATTCACTTACAATATTAGATTGTTCTTATAATGAATTGGTTAAATTACCTATATTAAATAAATCACTTACAGAATTTAATTGTGGAAATAATAACATAACTTTATTCTCTGAACTTCCAAAATCACTTAAAGAATTGATTATAAATAATATTAATTATGATAATTATTCGGATGAATATGTTTATGGAATTAATCATCCAATTAAAAAATTAAAGTACAAATATTTAGACAAAATGATTATATTTTAATCTAAAAATTGATTATAAATAATTTAATTATAATAATAAAAAAATAATGATAATATCTCGTCAATGAAAAAATCATCCAAGATAGAATTTGTTAGGGAAGATCATCATGCTTATATTTTTGAAAGAAAGTATAACAAATATTACACAGATGAAGAAGATCATGATTTTGAATATTATTTAGCAAAAGTTGAAAATAATCAAAATAAATGTATTAGTAAAATATCTTGTCCACATAATAATTTTCTAAGTATTAAAAATCTAAAATATGGATTAACATATTTGGAGTGTTCAAATAATCGTATTACTGAATTTTCATATCTTCCTAAAACATTAAAACATCTAAATTGTTCATATAATAAATTAAAAACACTGAATATATTTAATGATTCTCACATTAATTTAAAATATCTTGATTGTTCTCACAACAAAATAATAGAAATAAGTTATTTACCAAAAATACTTACTGAATTAGATATTTCATATAATAAAATTAGTGTAATTCCAGAATTAGGAAATGAACTTGTTAAATTTAATTGTGGATTTAATAAAATTAATAATATACAAGAAATTTTACCTCAAAATCTAAAAATTTTATATATAAATAACAATTATCTTGAACGTATATTTATCCATAAGAATATTCAATATCTTGATTGTTCTCATAATCACATATTAAATCTAGATATTGAAGAAAATAGTTATTCATTGAAATTTCTATATTGTCAATCAAATATGTTAAAAAAACTTGTTTTACCTGATTCAATAAAGTATCTAGAATGTCAAACCAATCAATTAGACATCATAAACAACTTTCCAAAGTATCTCCTTGAACTTGATTGTTCAGAAAATAATTTGTTGTATTTGCCTCAATTCCCATTGTATTTAACTAAAATAAATTGTTCATATAATTTATTAGACAAATTAAATCAAATACCAAATAATGTTAAATATCTAGATTGTAGAGGGAATTATTTAAATTTTCTACCACCAATTCCTAAAAATCTTCTAGAATCAAATAATATAAAATGTGGTCATAATGAATTTATTGACCCAAAAACACACAAATTTGAAGGATTTAGTGGCGTTAAAGAATTTAATCTTGAAGAATTTAAATCTTTTGTGATGTATTTCAAATTCAGATATAGTTATAATAAATTAAACATATTACCACAAATTCCTCAAGAACTCTATGAAAATCCAGAAAAAAAAATTACAATTAATTGTTCAATATATACTAATCCACATAAAAGAAAAAAACCAACTAGTATAATAAATAATATTATAGATTCTAACTTCTCTAGTTTATGTCAGTCTTGTTCTAAATGTAAGTCATTATATATCGATATTTTCCCATATTTCGAATTTATAAATATAAATAAAGAATTATGTCCAATTCAACATTTTTATTGTCTAAAATGTCGGTCTAAAACCAAGTGAAAAAAATTAATGTTTGATATATGTGAATATATTTAATTTATATTGTTCAAATTTCCTTATATTCAATTTATTTTTTTAATTATTTTGGATTTGTGTAATGATTTGGTTATATTTTTCCAGACGTTTAACGAGACCAGATGATTGTTTCCATATATATTCTGTTTTGAGTGCGGTTGATTTATCAATCATTGGAATTATTTTTTGATATTTCCAATCAGTTGATATTTTAGTAAATTTAGCTCCTCCTGATAATTCTTGATTATGTTGTTTTATACGTTTATCTAAATTATTGGTTATACCGATATATGTTTTTTTAACATTTTCAGAATATAATAAATAACAATACCACATTTATATTCATATATTAATATATTTTTTATATTTCATGATAAATAATTAACTAAAATAAATAATTTGCTAAATTACCACCAACATATCCCATAATAATAACAATCCATAATATTAATAGATGTTTTCCAACTGAATCATAATCATTTTCAATTTGTACAGTAGCATATATAATAAGTAAATGAGTCCATATAATAGAAACAATTAAACCATATATAGATGGTAATAAAATCATAATTGGTAAGAAACTCATTGTAAAAATAATTTTATATAATGTTGTTCTAAGACCAATTTGTTGAGATTCTGAAACATTATCACCTTTACCACGATTACTATAATATAGTCCTAAACCATCAGAAAAACTATCACTTAAGGCAAGACCAATAATACCACTAGCAAATATTTTTATACTAAGTTTATCTTTAGAAGAAACTTCAAAAAGACTGATTAATAAACCTAATGTTGTAATTGTTCCAGATATAATTCCAAAATAAAACCCCGGTGACCATTGGGATTTATGTTTTTTAGATATGTTATTATTCATTATTATTTATTCTAAGATAATAAATAATAAAGATAATTAAAAATAATTAAAAATAAATGAATTTTATTAGATATTTTTATTAGATATTTTTATTAGAAATTTTATTATAATATATCTAGAATTGATGTTAATAATAAAAAATTGATATAAAATAAATTAAATAATTAAAATATAGTTAAAATATAAAAAATGACTGAACTTTCAAAAACAAAAACATCTAAGAAAAAAAGTGAAGCACCCATTTTAGTAAAAGAAAGTCAAATTGAAATTGATAACAATCAATATGATTTTTTAAAAAATTATGATCCATCAAAAAATATATCACCACCATATATTTCAAAATATGAATTAACTACAATTATTGGAACACGTGCTTTGATGATTTCCAAAGGTGCCCCAGCTTTAATTGAAGTTCCAGAGGGTATAGATAATACAATTGAAATTGCGGAAATGGAAATTAATGCGGGTAAGTGTCCAATTATTATTGTTCGAGAATTATTTGATGGAAGAAAGGAATATTTTAAAATGAAAGATTTAATAATATTGGAATAGTAAATAAAAAATTGATTTATTTTTTTATATTTTTTATGTAATTGAAATGGATGATAATAAATCAATAAATTTGGTTAAAATAAATTTAGATGAACAAGATAAATTATATATAGAATATTTAACGACTAACAAACATGATATACATAATTTTATAAAAGGTATTAATAAATATGAACAAGAAGAGACATTTAGAGATAAATTTAATTATTATTTGTCATTACATGTTAAAGCTTATATCTTTTATCAAGATGATAAAAAGGTGCCAAATTTCTTTATGATTTGGAGAAAATATTTATTGAATGATTATAATATTATTCTGAAGTATTATAATCATTGTAAATATAAAATTGTGTGTTTTATAATTGACATAGTTAATCGTCAACCTCTAGAATATTTAACTAGTTTAAGTGATATATGGTTAGGATTAATTTTTATGTATGGTAATGAATTAGAAAATAATCAAAAGAAAATTATTTATGATTTTATTCTAGATAATTTTGAAAATTATTATTTTCAACTAGAATTACAACAATTTATTTTCAAAAGTTTTATTGAAAGACAGTTTTTAATAAATTATAAAAATAATACGTCAAATATAATTCATAAAAAAAATTTATCTGTAAGTTATTCAACAATACTTATGCTTCTTCTTGATATATGGAATGATAAAAAATGTTCTATTGATAATATATTTGAAAATTATCCAAATCATCCTGATTTTCATATTAAACAAATATCACATACAATCCCATCAATTGAAATTGATTTCCTATATCAATTAGAAGAAATCGGGATGTTTTCAATTTTCATGGGAAATAATGATTCAAATGATGATGATCATCTTTCTGAAAATAGTTCAGATTATCAAAATGATGAAAATTATCAAGCAAGTCCAATTAATAGTTCTGATTCAGATACTATGGAATATTGGATATCTGATAGTGAAAATAATGATGAAAATGAATATAATAATCAAGAAATTGATGAGGAATTTGATGAAGAAATTGATGAAGAAAATAATCAAGAAATAACAGCTAGTCCTTTACCTTTTAATGATGACGAAAATGAAAATGAAAATATTAATATGGATACAAAATTATTTTATATTATTTTGTCATTAATTAATAATAGTTGTATCGGATGTCTAGAACGAATAACATATATAAATAAAGAAATATTAAATATGAATACACAAATTATAACTCTTAAAAAACAAAATTTTATCGATGTTAATAAATTAGGTGAAATTAATATTGATAGGATAAGATATAATTTATATTTAAAAAGAGCAGAAATAGAAATTAAAGAACTTGAAGATATATTAGAAGATATCAATACTATATATAGTTTATCAGATATTGAAAAAATAATAAATTTTATTAATTTGTCAATAAAATGGATTGATACACAAGATATTTCAAAAAGTAATATTCAAAATATATTATCAATTGTGATTAATTTATATCATAACATTTTTAAGATGAATCGAACAATATTAAATATGGATTTATCATATATTGTCAAAACAAAAATTCTAGAGATAGGAAATATATTATTTAATATTTTAGATAAATCAAATTTCAATAATTTATCACTCAAATCAGAATTATTCATATTAATACATGAACATATTCTATGTGGTAATAAAGATTTAAATTATCATTATGATGAATTGAAATATTGTTATTCTGGTGTAATTAAATTGTTTCTAGAATTGGATAAAACAGATTATGATATTGAAGGTCAAATATCGTATGAAAAAGATTATCATCAATTATTAATTTTACAATATTTAAGTGAAAGGATTGACCAACGAGAACAATATTATGATTACAACTTTAACAAATCAGTAGAATGGATTTTTCAAAATAATAAAATTACAAATTTCTTAATTAGTTTAATTAATCATATATCAAATAAAATTGATAATTCTCTTAAAAATATTATTGGTTATAAAGCAATAATAAATCACACTAATGAATTTATTATTGGTCAAAATAATTTAAAAAATATTTATCATTATTCAGATTTTAATTTTAAAATTATTGAATCTTGTTTCATTATATTATTGGTTGTGTGTCAAAAATATCATAAATATATTAAAATTGATAAATTATTGTCGCACTTACTTCCAGACATTAAATATAAAATAAAAAGTTTAGTCCAATCTGGAGGATTGTTTAATCAAGATAATCAATATCATATATCTATTATTGAACAAGATTTATTGAGTTTTTATCCATTTAAATTATATGGTTATTTAGCAGACATAATCATTATTTGGATTAATTTTCCCGAATTTTATAAACAATTATTAATTGATAAATATAGTTATGATGATACAATATTTCAAGATTTATCCAATGTTTTACGAAATTATTCGGAATATGAACAATTACAATCATATTGTGATTATTTAGATAATATTCCATATTTATATCAAAAATATATCGATGAAAATCCTGAAATTAATGAAAGTTTAAATTTATCAGATGAATTTCTAGACCCCATTTTATGTATTCCAATTCAAAAACCAGTAGTTATCCCCGGAACAAATGGACTAATTATGGATTATAATTCAATTGAACAACAAATTGAAACACTCGGATTTAATCCATATACACGTGAAAAATTATCTATTGAAGACATTATTAATTTCAATAATCTAGACGAAAATAAAAAAATAATTTCACAATTTATTAAATCAATGGAAAAATCAAAAAATCAAAAACAAATAAAGATATAAAATAAACATATAAATTCATCATCTAATTTGATTTCCCCAATACATAAAACCCGTCATTACTACTTCATCATTTTGAATAGCAAATGTGGGATATGTTCATTCTGGGATACTATTATATGGAGAATTAAAATATAGAATTGAATGTAATCCTCTAAAGTATGCCTTCAAATACACATTACCATTTGAATCATTGACCATTTTATATTCACATGAATCAATATAACTACCAGTACCAATAACATCATATTTGTCATTAGATTTCAATTCCCTTGGGATACTTTTTTCTATGTTAATATAATAATTAAA